CAAATGGCGGGCCATGACCAACACCCGGGAACCGGTGGTGTTGCCCATGGGCTACGTACTGACACCCGTGGTGTCCAATGCGGAAACGTCCCAATTGGTGGAGTCCCGCCAATGGAACGCCGCCCTCGTGGCCATGATCCTCGGAATCCCCAATTACAAGTTGGGACTCTCGGGGCCGTCCATGACTTATCAGAATGTCGAAATGGCGGATATCGAATTCGTCCGGGATTCGGTGGACCGGTACGGGAAACCGCTATCCGAGGCCTTTACGAAATGGCTACTGCCGCGCGGCACCTCCCTGGAATGGGACTACGCGGGCCGGATGCGGGCCGACCAGTCCACCACCGCCAACGTGCTCACCACCTACACGGCCGCCGGGATCCTCACTAAGGACGAGGCCCGCGCGGCCATCGGACGGCCGCCCCTGGACACCACGGCCGAGGAGAACACCACCCCCGAGGGGGTCCCCGAACTAGTCGGCCCCGGCCGGGTCGTGGAGTCGGCCGCCGCCCAACCGCCCTCGGAAGGGGTGACCAGTGATGCCGGAACTACTGATTGAGCGCGCGGCCCCTGCCCTGGAACCGGTGGGGGACGGCTGGACCGTGGAGGGCATCGCGGTCCCCTACGGGGTGCCACACCGGGTCAGCGATGACGGGGTGAGTTACTACCGGGAAGGGTTCACCCCCGGCGCTTTTGGCCGGGACGTGGCCAAGGGGGGCCGGTGGGTAAACCTCATGCTCGGCCACCACGGGGATGACGGGGACCGGTTCCTAGGCCGATGCGTGGGCCTCGTGGAGGAGGTGGCCGGACTGCGGGCTACGTTCCGCCTGGACCGCACCCATCCGCAGGCCGAGGCCGCCCGGGCCGGGGAGTTGACAGGCTGGTCGGTCTCGGCCCGGGTATACCGGTCCCGCACCGAGGGCCCGGCCGATGACCGGACCGTGTGGCGGGAGGTGTGCGGCCTGTCCCACGTGGCGGCCACCGCGCAACCGCAATACGCGGGGGCCGGGGTCCTCGTGGCCCGGGAACACACCCTGGTGAACGCGCCCTCACCCACCCCGCACCGGGACGAAATCCGGGCGTGGCTGGACGGCCTCCCGGCCCGGCCGCAATGACCACGATTCGGCACGCCCATTCGTCATCGCTGTATTCCAACTCCCCCGATTCCCTGGCCAATCAGGTGGAACGGGCGGTGGAGGCCGATGACCCCGACGCCACGACCCTGACCTTTACCGAGGTGGGATCGGACAAACGGACACAAGTGCTAAAGGATGCCGACCCCGATAACTGGGCCGCGTGGGTGCCTAATCAGTCGGACGTGGGGATTATGTGGCGCAAACATGTCTATTCCCCGGTGTGGAAGGAAGCCCACAAACTCACCGATAAAGTCTGGACCGATGGACAGGGGCGGAAACATGAGACATGGTGCGCCACGGCCCTTTTATCCCACGATAAGGAGGGCCTGACCATATTCCTATCGGTGTGCCACCTGCCAAGCCATGTCCAGAACGGGGATAAGTTCTACGATAATGCGCAGGCTAAAGCGTGGAAATCGGCAGTAAACGGGTGGTCCGATTACTGGAACATCACCCGGAAAACCGATAAGCCGGACCTGGGAATGTTGGTCGCGGACTGGAATATCGACGTCCATTCGTCCCATTGGATGGGTTACATGACCGACAAATTCCCGTCCATGTATTGCACGTGGGCCGGGGACCGGGAACCGCCCAACGATAAGGGCACCCATGGTAACCGCCTGATTGACTTCACGATGGCCACCAACAAAATGACCAAGGCGAAATTGCTAAAGGATGACAATTCGTCGGACCACCGGCCCTATGGGGAGGCCCTGCCGTTGTGAATTCCACGGGGCGGCCGTGGTTGGATTTGCTTATTGCGGCCCTCGGTAGTGGAACCGGGTCCTTTGCCCTCGGGGTGGTGGTCGGTTATCGGTGGGCGCGGCGCCGCCACGACACCGGCCGCCACGTAAAGGACTGACCGCCGGGGAGAAACGTGTTTCTGACCGGGCCCCCTAGACGATTCCGAATAGCGCGCGTACGTTCCGAAACGAGAACCGCCACCCGGCGCCCGGATTACCGGCCACCCCGTCCCGGAACGGACACCCCGGAATCTGACGAAACAGGGCTAGCCGCCGCCCGGTCGATATCCATTCGACCCCCGAGGGGTAATCATGGGCGCCTATCTGGACCGCCTGAATGCGCAGTACGACGAAATCCGGGAAGGTATCGACGCGCTAGTCAACCGCGCGGCCGAGGAGAACCGGGAAGTAACCGAGGCCGAGGCCGCACAGGTGGAACGTGACCGGTCCCGCCTCACCGACCTACAGGCCGGAATTGAACACTATTCCGCCCTGGAAACACAGAATGGCCGGGTGGCCGAATTGCGCCGGACTATTCCGGCCGCGCAAACCACCCGGACCACCACCGATAAGGAACCGGAATACGACATCACCCGGGAATTCCCGAATGTCGGGGAATACGCGGTGACGCTTCACCGGGCCATGGCCCTTAGGGACCCGGCCGCGCGGGAGAAAATCGAGCGCGCCACCGCCCACCAACTCCTGGCGGATAACCCCGGAATCGTGCCCCGGCCCGTCGTGGGAACGCTGCTCAACGACATTGATTCGGCGCGGCCTTTCATCAATTCGATTGTCCGGCGGCCCCTTCCGGCCGGGACTTTCGACCGCCCGGTAATCACTCAGCATGTGGCCGTGGATAAGCAAGCGGCCGAGAAGACTCTGACCGCTAGCCAGAAAATGGTTATCGGCAAGATTCCGGTTGCGGCGGACACGTTCGCGGGCCACCTGAATATCTCCCGTCAGGACGTGAAATGGACTTCCCCGGGAATCCTCCAAATCGTTTTCGAGGATTTCGCGGCGGTTTATGCCAACGCCACCGATAACGAGGCCTGCGAGGATTTCGCGGCGGGAGTCACCAACACCGCCCCGATTGCCACGTGGGACGCGGCGGGAATCTTTGACGCCGTGTTTACGGCGGCCGCTAACGCCATGGGCACCGGGTCCAATGCCCCGGATACCGTGTGGGTGTCCCCCGACATTTGGGGCCGTATGGGTGGCCTGACCACGGCCGAGTCCCCGCTGTTCCCGGGAATCAACTCCGGGGGCGGTTCGGCCCCGGTGGGGATGCGCCTCGTGGTCGATAAGAATTTCCCGGCCTCCACCATGATTCAGGGGCCGTCCCGGTACGCCGAATGGTATGAGGACCTTGACGGCCTTATGCAGGTTGGTGAACCGGACGTGCTCGGCCAGTTGGTGGGCTACGCCGGTTACGGGGCTTTTGTAAACGTCCTCCCGGCCGCGTTTACCAAGTTCACTGTTCCGGCCCCGGTGTAGCCGATGACCACCACGCCGGGCCTACCGATCCCCGAACCGGCACCCCCGACCCTGGACCTAGCCACGGTCCGGGGATATCTAAAGGTGCCCGCCACCAATCTCAGCGATGAGGATTTGCAGAGGATGGTTGACGCGTGTTCGGCCGATCAATGGGCCCGGTGTGTGTGGGATCCGGTCGACTATCCGGCCACGTTGGGGCAGGCCCTGTTGCGCCGCGTGCAACGTGAGGTTGCGGCGCGAAACCTGCCCCTCGGCATGGTCGGTTTGGACGCGGCTGAGTACGGGCCCACGTCCCTGCCGAACCTGGACGCCCTCGTTAACGAGCATGAGAGGGCCTACCGGCGGCAGGTGCTCGCATGAGTCTCGCCCGGCCACAGGAGGCCACCGAACAGTCCACCCGGCCCGCGACTACCCGGGCCGCGATTGTGGCCGCCCTCGGGGCCGTTCCGGGCCTCGTGGCCACCTCCTCGGCCCCCGACCAAGCAACCGCCGGGGCCGCCTGGCCGAGGTGGATTCAAACCACGTACGACGGCCACCTCTGCACCCTGGCGCGCGACCAATACGACGTATTGGTCACCCTGCCAGCGGACTACGCCCCCGCGACCGTGGATGAGGGGGACGCCTACCGGGACACGGTGGGCCTGGCCCTGGTCGGCCTCGGCCGGGTGGCCTATGCCGAACCGGTGTCAATCGCATTTCAGGACCGCCAAACCATGCCGGGACTCAGGTTCCGGTTAGAGATTTCGTAAGGGGAACCTAATGACCGTCAACCCTCCCGAACCGCCCGTGTGGCCCCTCGGCCCCGGCACCCTGACCATCGGCGAAACCGGTACGCCTATCGACGTGTCGTGCCTGGTCAATAACGCGGTGATTTCGGCTGACAAGGATGAGGGGGACTCGACCACGAAACTTTGCGGAACGGTCCGCCCCGGCGCCGTCACCTATGCCTATTCCCTGTCCGGGAACATGGATACCGACGTGGGCGAGTCGGCCGGATTCTTCGCCCTGTCGCAGGACCACGCGGGGGAGGTAATGGACTTCACCTTTACCCCCAACACCGATTCCGGCACCTCGGCCGCCGGGACCCTCACCATTGACCCGCTGGACTTTGGTGGTGACACCACCGGAGAAACCATGGTGTCTGATTTCGAATTCTCCATTGTTGGTAAGCCCACCTACACCTATGGCACCCCGTTGGGCATGGTGGAGGAATCCGAGGTGGCATGACCCAAAATGACTTCCGGGCCGAGGTGGAGGGGGCCGAGGAACTGGACCGGTCCCTAGGTCGATTCGCGGATGACATTAAGGAAATGCCGGACGCGGGGACCAAGGCGGGACAGGCGGTAAAGGTGCGGGCCGCCTCCCTGGCCCCGAAAGACACCGGGGCCCTGTCCCGGTCCATTCGGGCCGATGCGACCGGGGCCGAGGTAACGGTGGGAACCGATATCCCGTACGGCCCCTATCAGGAGTACGGGACTGTCACGGTCCCCGCCTCCCCGTATCTACGGCCCGCATTGGAGGCCGCCACGGCGCAAATCGTGGAGGCCTATACCGGGGAAGTCGAAACGAAACTAGGACAGGTGAAAGGGGCATAACCATGGCGGGCGAGGTGCGACTGGTGGCGCCCCGGGTCAGGGTGATCCGGGAGAACGGGACCGAACCGCTAGAGATTCAGGCCGATAACCGGGACCTACTGGCGTGGGAATCCACCCGGATTAGACACAAGTGGCCGAAATTCGATGAGGCCCCGTTTAAGTGGATGACGTTTATCTCGTGGTCAGCCGCGCGGCGGGCCGGGGAAATCGACGCTTCCCTTACGTATGAGGCTTGGGAATCGTCGGTGCTATCGGTAACCGACACCCGGGCGGATTCCGAATTGGGGGAATCGGGAGGCCCTACGGGCGAGGAACCCGAAACCGGCTAATCGTGGAAATCGCGGTGGCCACCAATACCGGGCCCGGGGATTGGCGGGAGGAATCGGACGAAATTCTGGCCACCGTTTTAGACGTACTGGAATCCAACGCGCGGGAGGTGAAACGCCGTGGCAAACACCGCTGAC